ATATTACTTATATGTATGTAAAATATTATTACATAGCTAGAATACAAGATGCGGGCGCGTATACAAATCAAGCTGAGCTTCCTTATAGATTTTTTCCATGCATGGTTTCAGGACTTGCTTACTATTTATCACAAAAAATAGCACCTGATAGAGTTGCATTATTAAAACCATTGTATGAAGAAGAATTATTAAGAGCATTAGAAGAAGATTCTCAAAGAACTTCCGTATATATTTCTCCATACACATACTTTGGGAGAAGTGTATAATGCCATTTTCAACAGGTAAAAGAGCTTTAGCTATATCAGACAGATCTGGACAACAATTTCCATATAGAGAAATGAGAACAGAGTGGAATGGTTCATTTGTTCATTTTACAGAATATGAAGCAAAGCATCCTCAACTAGATCCAAGGCACCATAAAGCAGATGCTCAAGGATTAAGAAATGCTAGAGCAGACGTGAGACGTGGTACTAGCGTAGAGGTACAATTAGATTTATTTTATTGGGGTGGTCAATTTTTAACTAATCCTCCAAACGGTTCAGGAAGCATGCAACCAGGAATTAGTGGAGATATAATTAATACTAGAAGATCTGCTGCAACAACAGTTGGAGATGTAACTATAATAATATCATGACATACGCAGAATTATTATCAAATATAAGATCTTATACAGAAGTAGATTCAACAGTTTTAACTAACACTCTTTGTGATACTTTTATTAAAAGTTCTGAATATAGAATTTTTAGAGAAACAGACGCAGATTATTCTAGAGAATATGCAACGTCTAGTTTTATGGCTAACAATAGATTTTTAATATTACCTAATAATAATGAAGATGAAGGAGCTGTTTCTATTAGAAGAGCTTTAATAGCTAGATCCGTTGTTGTAACTAATTCATCAAACATTCAAGTATCATTAGAACCAAGAGATGACACTTTTATTACAGAATATAATGCAAATAATAGTACAGGGTTTCCTAAATATTATTCCTCATTTAGAGAGGATGCTATTCAAGTAGCACCAACACCAGATCAAAATTATCCGGTTACTTTGGACTATGTTTATACCCCTGATAATCTAAGTTCCACTAATACGACTACTTATATTAGTGAAAATGCACCACAATTATTATTATATGCTTGTTTAGTAGAAGCTTTTGCATATTTAAAAGGACCTATGGATATGTACAAACTATATGAAGATAAGTATAATACAGCATTACAAGGATTTGCGTTAGAACAAACAGGTAGAAGACGCAGAGACGAGTATTTCGATGGTTCACTAAGAATTAAAATTAATTCACCATCACCATAAAATATAAGGAGTAAAATATATGGGAATAGTACAAGCAGTATGTAATTCTTTTAAACAAGAAATTTTAGAAGGTATACAACAACTACAAAGTGGCGGAAACGTTTTTAAATTAGCACTTTATACATCAGCAGCAAACTTATCAGCTTCAACAACTGTTTATACTTCTACTAATGAAGTAGCAAACCCAACTGGTACGTACACATCTGGAGGTGGTATTTTAACAGGACAACAAACTTCACTTGATACAGGTATAGCAATCGTTGATTTTGCAGATTTATCATTTACAGGAGTAACATTAACAGCAGCTGGAGCTTTAATTTATAATACATCGGCAGCAAACAAAGCAGTTTGCGTTTTAAATTTCGGTGGAGATAAATCAGCAACAGCGGGAACATTTACAATTATATTCCCGGCATTTACTTCAGCAAGTGCAATATTAAGAATTAGTTAGAAAGAAGTTTTATGACATTTGTTATTAATGACAGAGTCAAAGAAACTACTACTACAGCAGGAACAGGCGCTATCACTTTAGATGGCGCTGTTACTGGTTTTCAAAGTTTTGACAGTGGTATAGGATCGGGTAACTCAACTTATTATAGCATTGCTTCACAGAATCAATGGGAAGTTGGTATTGGTTCATTATCAAATGCAACTACTCTTACTAGAGATTCAATTATTTCTAGTTCTAATGGAAGTACTTTAGTAACATTTTCAGCAGGGGAAAAAGACGTTTTTTGTACATTACCAGCAACAAGGACACCTTCTCCAGTTATGACTCCTCAACAGTTTGTTAATACACATAATTCAACGATTAGTGATGATCAGACTCTAGATTCAGGGGTATTGGCAGGACCTGTAAATATTACAGGAACTTTAACGGCAACAGGTAATTTAGTTATAGTATAGGGGCAGTATTGAAACAGGTGCTTATTAAATATATAATTATAAAATAAACAAATTTACAGTAATATAATGACTGGTATTTTAAGAGTAGATACATTACAGAATTCAAATACATCAAATATTATTTCACAAACAAACGCTACAACAATAACTATTGGTACCACTGGTCAAACAATTGACATCGCTGCAGGAGCATCATTTAGCGTTGAAGATATAACTATAAATTTAAACTCATCTCAAGTTACTAACACATTACAAACAGGAAATGGCGGAACAGGTTTAAATAGTTTAGGAACTTCTGGACAAGTACTAGCTGTAAATTCTGGTGGAAGTGCTTTAGAATATATTGCTATACCTACTCAAACAGTAAATTTAACTACAAACGTTACTGGAACATTACAAACAGGAAATGGTGGAACAGGTTTAAGTTCTTTAGGAACTTCTGGACAAGTATTAGCTGTAAACTCTGGAGCAACAGCTTTAGAATATATTGCTATACCTACTCAAACAGTAAATTTAACTACAAACGTTACTGGAACATTACAAACAGGAAACGGCGGAACAGGATTAAGTTCTTTAGGAACTTCTGGACAAGTTTTAACAGTAAACTCAGGTGGAACAGCTTTAGAATATACAACACCTTCTTCTGGTGATCCTATTACAGCATTACAACCTTATTCTGATAATGATTTATTTTACGCAAACTCATCAACTACAGTAACAAAACTATCAGTTGGAAGTGTTGGACAAACTTTATCAGTAGATGGAAGTTTAATAGGAGCTTGGACCGCAGGTGGAAATTTAAATACGGCAAGAAATCAATTAGCTGGAACTGGAACACAATTAGCATCTTTAGCATTTGGTGGAAATGCATCACCATCAGCAACAGAAGAATATGATGGATCTTCTTGGTCAGTAGGTGGAAATTTAGGCACAGCTAGATATAGATTAGGTGGTGCTGGAACTCAATCAGCAGCTTTAGCTTTTGGTGGAATAATACCTGGAGTTGCTGTCACTAATGCAACAGAAGAATATGATGGTTCAACTTGGACTGCAGGTGGAAATTTAAATACGGCAAGAGACTATCTAGCGGGAGCTGGAACACAATCAGCAGGTTTAGCTATTGGTGGAAGAGCATCACCATCAGCAACAGAAGAATATGATGGTTCAACTTGGACTGCAGGTGGAAATTTAGGTACAGCTAGATATTTATTAGCAGGATCTGGAATACAATCAGCAGCTTTAGCTTTTGGTGGAACTAGTTTCACATCAGCAACAGAAGAATATGATGGTTCAACTTGGACTGCAGGTGGAAATTTAAATACAGCTAGACAAAGTTTAGCTGGAGCTGGAATTCAAAATTCAAGTTTAGCTTTTGGTGGAACTGCAGGGGGTGGAATACCATTAGACGCAACAGAAGAATATGATGGAACATCTTGGACTAACGTTACTCCTTTAAATCCTGCTAGACAATTATTGGCAGGAGCTGGAACACAATCAGCAGCTTTAGCTTTTGGTGGAACTGCTAGTGGATTAACAACCGCAACAGAAGAATATAATGGACCTTATACTTCTATAAATTGGGTTACTCCTTCAACACCAACAATAAATTTATCTACAAACGTTACAGGAGTATTACAAACAGGAAACGGCGGAACAGGATTAAGTTCTTTAGGAACTTCTGGACAAGTATTAACAGTAAACTCAAGCGGAACAGCTTTAGAATATGCTGCTGTCCCTATACCAACAATAGATTTATCTACAAACGTTACTGGAACATTACAAACAGCAAACGGTGGAACAGGTTTAAGTTCTTTAGGAACTTCTGGACAAGTTTTAACAGTAAACTCAGCTGGAACAGATTTAGAATATACTACTCCAGCAAGCGGTTTACCAAATACAATTAATGTTAACGATCTTTTAGTAGGAAATACAAGTAATGGTGTTTCTACATTATCAGTTGGAACATCAGGACAAGTTTTATCAATTAATACAACAGTAACATCTGCAGCATGGTCCGTAGGTGGAAATTTAGGTACAGCACGCTATGGTATGGCTGGAGCTGGAACTCAATCAGCAGCTTTAGGTGTTGCTGGATATACTGGTAGTGTATATACAAATGAAACAGAAGAATATGATGGTTCAACTTGGACTGCAGGTGGAAACTTAGGCACATCCCCTAAATATTTAGCTGGTTGCGGAACACAAACTGCGGGTTTAGCTTTTGGTGGGTATGATGGAGCAACAATATTAAATACAACACAATCTTATGATGGTTCAACTTGGACTGCAGGTGGAAATTTAGGTACTGCGGGATATGGTATGGCTGGAGCTGGAACTCAATCTGCAGCTTTAAAATTTGGTGGAGGACCAGGAGGAGGAGGATCAGATAGAACAGAAGCATATGATGGTTCAACTTGGACTACAGGTGGAACTTTAAATGTACCAAGAAATTATTTAGCTGGTTGTGGAACACAAACAGCAGGTTTAGCTTTTGGTGGGTCAGGTTCTGCAACTACAACAGAAGCATATGATGGTTCAACTTGGACTGTAGTTGGATTTTTAAATACAGGTAGAGCTAATTTAGCAGGAGCTGGAATTCAATCAGCAGCTTTAGCTTTTGGTGGTTTTGTTGGTAGTTATTCAAATGTAACAGAAGCGTTTGATGGATCAACTTGGACTGCAAGTGCAAATTTAAATACAGCAAGATATAATTTAAGTGGAGCTGGAATACAATCAGCAGCTTTAGCTTTTGGTGGAGCCAATGGGCCTTCATTAGCATCAACAGAAGAATATATTGGTGGAGGTGCTTCAACATCTTTAGCTTGGGATACTCCAACAACACCAACAATAAATTTAACAACAAACGTTACTGGAGTATTAGAAACAGCAAACGGCGGAACAGGATTAAGTTCTTTAGGAACTTCTGGACAAGTTTTAACAGTAAACTCTGGTGGAACAGCTTTAGAATATTCTACACTAACAACAAATTTAACTACAAACGTTACTGGAGTATTAGAAACAGCAAACGGCGGAACAGGTTTAAGTTCTTTAGGAAGTTCTGGACAAGTATTAACAGTAAACTCAGGTGGAACAGCTTTAGAATATACAACACCTACAGTAGACCCTATTACTCCATTAGCACCTTATTCAACTGGTGATTTATTCTATGCTACTAATTCTACAACTTTAACTAAATTAGCAATTGGAACATCAGGACAAGTTTTAACAGTAAGTTCAGTAGCAGGGCCCGGAACATGGTCTGCAGGTGGAAATTTAAATACAGGTAGACAGGGTTTAGGTGGTTGTGGAACACAATCAGCAGGTTTAGGGTTTGGTGGATATACTGGTAGTTATTCAGATGCAACAGAAGAATATGATGGTTCAACTTGGACTGCAGGTGGAAATTTAGGTACAGCTAGATATGTTTTAGCAGGAGCTGGAACTCAATCAGCAGCTTTAGCTTTTGGTGGAACTACTGGTAGTTATTCAGATGCAACAGAAGAATATGATGGTTCAACTTGGACTGCAGGTGGAAATTTAGGCACAGCTAGACAAGCATTAGCAGGTTGTGGAACTCAATCAGCAGGTTTAGCTTTTGGTGGACAAACTGTAGGAGGAAGTCCTTCAAATTTAACAGAAGAATATGATGGATCAACTTGGTCTGCAGGTGGAAATTTAATTAATGCAAGACCAAATTTAGCAGGAATTGGAACTCAATCAGCAGCTTTAGCTATTGGTGGCTCATTCTACCCAGCTTTAACAGAAGCATATGATGGTTCAACTTGGACTGCAGGTGGAAATTTAAATACAGCTAGATATCTATTAGCAGGTTGTGGAACTCAAAATGCAGGTTTAGCTTTTGGTGGACAAACTGGAGGAGGTCCTTCAAATTCAACAGAAGCATATGATGGTTCAACTTGGACTAATGACGGAAATTTAACTAATGCAAAAGATCGATTAGCAGGAGCTGGAATACAATCAGCAGCTTTAGCTTTTGGTGGAAATGATGGATCAGGTTATGCAAACCCAGCAGAAGAATATATCCAAGGTACAGTACTAATTCCATCCTGGATTTAGTTGATATATTTATAAAATAGCTTATATATAAGCTATGTCTAAAAAAATCTTTTTCCTTGTAGGAATGCCACGTTCAGGCAATACTATATTTGCATCTTTAATGAATCAAAATCCAAACATTGCAGTTACTGCAAACAGTATGACATTAGAAATAATGAAAGTTATTTTTTTAATTAAAGAAGATTTAGGATTTAAAAATTATCCAGATCACAAATCATTAGATAATGTTTTAGATAATGTTTATAGTTCTTATTATAAAAATTGGAAACAAAAGTATATTATTGATAGAGGTCCAGTTTCAACTTATGGAAACATGATGTTAATGAAAAAGCATTTAGGACAACCTTTAAAATGTGTTGTTTTATTAAGAAACTTTTTAGATGTTATAGCTTCTTTTGTAAAACTATATGTAAAAGAAAATTATTTACCTCATTTAACTATGGAACAAAAAATATCTTTATTAGTAGACGCTAAAGGAGGTTTAGCTAAAGAAGCAATGGCTGTTCAAGAGCTATTAAAAGAAGAAAATAAACATATGGCTTGTTTTGTAAAATATGATGATCTTATAAATGACCCAAAAACCGAAATAACTAAGGTTTATGATTTTTTAAAAATACCCTATTTTAGTAAACACGACTTTAATAACCTTTCACAATTTGAATTAAACGGCATTAAATATAACGATTCTATGTATGTTAATAACTTACATACCCTAAGAACAGACGGTATAAAAAAAGAAGATAATCCATATTATCACTTGATTCCACAGCGCTTTATTGATAAGTATAAACACATAGTATTTTAATATGTCAGATCAAATAGAAAAAAGAAGTATAAAACCTTTATTACAAGAGTCTGGAGAATATCTAAATCAAATATTAGATATAGAAGATTTTAAAAAATTTAAAGATTTAACAACAGAATTAAAAGACACTTGGTCTAAAAAACAAATATTTAGAACAGAAACTGAGATGAGAGTATCTGTTTTAAATGATGGAAAGTTTCCAACTAAAGCTGCCAAGTACTGGCAGTGTGTAAGAGAACAGAATGTATTTTTTGAAAACTTAATGACACTATCTTTTGATTATCGTAAAAATGATGTTGAGATTAAAAAGATAGAAAGAAAATTATTAACAGAAACTGATGATCTAGAAAAAGAATTATTAGAAATAGAATTAGAACAAAAAGTATATGGCAAAGCTAATATGGAATTAGTTGCTAAAGATCGTATTAGAGAAATAGAACAATGGTCTACTTTAAAGAAAGAATTAGATGATCAAACTTTTGATACAAAAAATGTTAATACACATCAAACAGAATCATTAAAATTAGCATTAGAAAATAGAGCAAAAACATTAGGTACATCTTCTTCACAAGCTGAAGTTATAAATGTACTTGGCCCATTACAAACTATTAATAGACTTTCAAAAGAAGGTGTTTTATTACCTCCTGCGGAAGCTATGAAAAAGTTAAAATGAAAATCTTAGTATTTGGATTACCAGGATCTGGTAAAACAACTTTCGCAAAGAAATTAATTGAAGGTAAAAAAATACCTCATTTTAATGCTGATGATATTAGAAAACTATTTGAAGACTGGGACTTCACAGAAGATGGTCGTAAAAGACAGGCTAATCGTATGATGACAATGTGTGATCTTGCAGTTAATCATGTAGTTGTAGATTTTGTTTGTCCATTTGAATCTTATAGATCTTTCTATGATATGAAAATTTGGATGAATACAATTGATAAAGGAAGATTTGAGGATACTAATAAAGTATTTGAAAAACCTAAAAAAGTAGATTTTGAAATAAAAGATTTTAATTACGATAATATTATAAAGGAGATACATGATAGATTACTCTAAACCAACTGCACAGATGTTAGGTAGATGGCAACCATTTCATGATGGTCACTTAGCTTTATTTAAAGAGATTCTAAAAAAGACAGGACAAGTTTGTATAATGGTAAGAACCATGCCTCAAACAGACAATAATCCATTTGTATTTGAAGATATAAAAAAAAGAATTGAAGAAAAGCTTAAAGACTACGTTGGTCAATTTGACGTTGTAAAAGTTCCAAACATTACAAATATTTGTTACGGTAGAGATGTTGGATATAAAATAGAAGAGATTGTTCTTCCAAAAGAAATACAAGAAATATCTGCTACTAAAATTAGACAACAAATGAAGGAAAATAAATGAATTTAGATTTACTTTTTGCAACACCTGTTTACGTAGTAGATATTGGTAATGAAAAATTAAATGAACATTTAGAAAAAAATGTAATAAGATGGTCTGAAAAAGACAAAGGTATAACAAAGACTAATTCTAAAGGTTGGCATTCCCCTACAGATATGCATCAAAAAGAAGAGTACAAAGAATTAGTTAATATATTATTTCAAGCACAACTTAATATTTATAATAGTGAAGGTTTAGATTCAGAACCTTTTTTAGGTAATATGTGGGCAAATATTAATCCACCAGGAGGAGCTAATAAACCTCATATACATCCTAATTCATTATGGTCTGGTGTATATTATATTAAAGCTCCTGAAAAATGTGGTAACTTATTTTTAGAAGATCCAAAGTCTGTTTCATTAATGGTAATGCCAAGAAGAAAACAAAACGTTCAATTACCGCTTCATACACATAGAATTTTAAACTATAAACCACTTGCAGGAAGACTTATAATGTTCCCCTCTTGGTTAAATCATTGGGTAGATCCTAATGAAAGTAATGATATAAGGATATCAGTTTCCTTTAATTTCTTACAAAAAAGCTTCGTTAATTAAATAAGTCAATCTTTTTGTACCTTTGAGAATATGGTATAATCCGATTTGAACTGACTTTCATCTTTTAGGATTAGTATATGTTTTTTGGAGCAACAGCATTTGCAGAAGCACCTTTCTCAGCTGAAGGTCTAATTAATGCACAAGTACAAGTTACAGGCGTAGAGGCTACTACTGCAGTTTCTAGTGTATCTATTGCAGCAGGAGGTAACATTTTTGTTGCTGCAGGAGCTGAAGTAGAACTTATTTCTACTGTAAATACAATTTCTGTAACAGCTGATGCTAACACATTATTAAATACAAATTTAATTCAATCTACAGTTAACACTGTATCTATAGATCTTAATACAGAGGTATTTTTAAGTACCAACTTATTAGTAACAGCTTTAGGAAATGAAAGCATTGATGTAAATACTCTTGTATTTGTAAGTACTAACTTATTAGTAACAGCTTTAGGCAATGAACAAGTTCAAGCTGATGCTAATGTAAATTTATCAACTAACTTATTGCAAACTGCAATAGGACAAGCTCAATCTACTGTTGGAATAGACGTAGATGTTATTGGAAATATTTTAAATACAACTACAGGAACAGTAAATTTTGTAATTAATAGTAATGTTTTAGTTACTGGAGTAAATATGACAGCATCTACAAGAAGACCTTATATTTATGCTTGGCAGGTGGTTAATACTAATACAACTGGTACTTGGACAGTGGTTGATATAGCAGCCTAAAACTTATATAATAGCTTAATTATGCCATCATCATATTCAGCAGACCTTAAACTAGAGTTAATGGTAACTGGCGAAAACGCCAATACCTGGGGAGATAAAACTAATTCTAACTGGAATTTAATACAACAAGCAGTTGCAGGTTATCAAAATATTATACTAACATCTACGAACACTACATTAGTAATGACTAATGCAACCATTTCTAATGCTAGAAATGCAGTTTTAAAATTATCAGGAAATATTACTGCAAATAGCACAGTATATGTTGCAACAGGAATTGAAAAAACTTATCTTTTAGAAAATAATACATCAGGAAATTTTACTGTTGCTTTAGCCCAAACAGGCGGAGCTTCTGTTGTTTTTGACGGAACAGATAAATCATCAAAAATAGTTTATTTAAATGGTACAGACGCTGTAGAGTTAGGAATAGCTAATTTACAAGGAACTCAAACTTTAGTAAATAAAACATTAACTACACCTACAATAAACAGTGGTACAGCAAATACAATAGTATTAACTTCACCTCGTATTAACACTATTACTGATACTAATGCTAATGCAGAAATTATATTTACTGCAACAGGATCTGCAGTTAATCAATTAACAATTGCAAATGCTGCATCTGGAAGTAATCCAAATATAGCTGCATCTGGAACTGATACAAATTTAGGTATTAATTTAACACCTAAAGGTTTAGGCCAAGTTACATTTAATGGTACAGGTAAAATACAACAGGTTTTAGAAAAAGTAACAGTAACTAACGCTGTAGCTACAGGAACAATAAATTATGATCTTTTAGATCAAGCAGTTTTATATTATACAGGAAATGCTTCTGGACAGTTTACAGTTAATTTTAGAGGAAATAATTCTAATACATTAAATGCAGTATTAGCAGTGGGTGAATCTACAACAGCTGCGTTTTTAAATACAAATTCAACTACAGCTTACTATACAACTTTTGTAACAATTGATGGAACTTCAACTAATGTTGTAACAAAATGGCAAGGAGGTTCAGTACCTTCTTCTGGTAACGCACTATCAATTGATTCTTATGCTTTTACAATTATTAAAACAGCAGCATCAACTTACACAGTATTAGCAGCTCAATCACAATTTAAGTAATTCATCATGCCTGTAATTACTACTTTTGGAGGAATGTCCGCAAGAGGTTTTGGTTTACTTTCTGGTGGCGCTCTTTTACCAGCAACTTCTTTTATAACTCTTACTGGAGGATCAACAACAAATACAGTTCCAGTAGGTTATAACGCTATTCATATTCAAGCAGCTGTCGGAGGTGGAGGAGGATCTATTACAGGTTGTGATTACGATAAAGCTGGAGGAGAATCATCAGGATCTGGAGGAGGATCGGGTGCCTATATATCAGATAAAATATTTTCAGTTGCTTCTGGTGAAACATTAACATTAGTTGCAGGAACAGGTGGACCTTCTAATAACAATCTTGCTTCTAAATTTAATACTGTATCAACTCCACCAGGAGGTGATACAACTTTATCAGGATCAACAACAGGAAGTATATTTACACTAGGAGGGGGTGGTGGTTCACAAGGAATAAATGGAGGAGTTAAAGGACCTTTAAGAACTAACATTGGAGGAACTGCTGGTACTCCAACTATACCTGGAACAGCAATTACGTCTGGATCTTTTAATCAATCTGGAATTGTTGTAAGCGTTACAACAAATACATCAGGACCTGTTGGATCTTTTAATCAATCTGGAAGCGGAGCGGTTGGAAATGTTAATGGTAATTGCGGAGGAGACAACTGTCAAATAGCTGGATCAAACGGAGCTCCTTCTTATGCAGGAGTTATTGCAGGAGGAACAGGTTCACCGCAAGGATCAACAGCACAAGCACAAGCAGGAACTAGAGGCTCTGGAGGGGGTGGAGGTGGAGCGCAGGTGTCGGGAGGATCTTCTCTTGGTAATAACGGTGGAAACGGTGAAATTATCTACAGATTCTTACAAGTTAAACAATAATTTGACTTTATTTAAATAAAGTATATCAATTAATAATGGGCGATGTATCAAAGTGGTTTGGTAAAGCTATTTATATTACAGCATTAGACAATTTTGAAGATATAAACAAGGACATTGTTCCGTTAATCAATGCCGAAGTAACACCTACCAATAGCCAGTACTCACGGACCACGGACATTAAACCAAATGAACTTAAATCTATAGATGATAGTGTTCATAATGATAAAAGATTTAAAAAGTTATTTGATGCTATTCAACCAAAAATAATAGAAGCATTAGAAGCACAACATCTAAATTTAGATTTACTTGAAGTTTATATAACTAAAGCTTGGGCAACTTATACTATTAAAGAACAGTATATTCATTCACATAGACATATGGCTTCTCATTATAGTTTTGTTTATTATCCATATGCTGAAGGACAAGGTGATTTAGTATTCCAAGATGATGATATATCTAAAACAGGTTTAAATATTCCAGTAAGAAAAGAATACTTTAAACAATTTACAGAAGTAAACTATTCAAGCGCTATATATCCAGCTAAAACAGGAAACTTAATTGTATTTCCAAGTATGATATTTCATGAAACCCAATTAAACACTACAGATAAGCCTAGAATATCAATTTCAGGCGATATTATGCTTACAATGAAACCTAATATTAAATCAGAGCATAATATACCAAGTCCTATAACGTGGAAAAAACTATACGCTTAATTTACTAATTGCTTAGTTTAGTATAAAATACCTGTTATGGCTTTAAAAAAAATACCCATACAACCTGGTTTTAATAAACAGGCCACAGCCTCCCAAGCAGAAGGACAATGGATTGATGGGGATAATGTAAGATTTAGGTATGGTTCTCCTGAAAAAATTGGAGGATGGACACAAATTACAGATTCTAAATTAGTAGGTGCACCAAGAGCAATATGGTCATGGACGGATTTAACAGGAAGAAGATATTCTTCTTTTGCAACAAATAAGTGTTTATATGTTTATGATGGTAATGTTATTTATGATATAAGTCCTTTAGACTTTAATAATGAATTAATAGGTGTAACATTTACATCAACAACAGGTTCTTCTACAGTAACTTGTAATATACCTTCACACAATTTAGCTATTGGACAATTAATAACATTTAATACAGTAATATTACCGGGGGGTGGAGTAACCGGATATACAGTTGCTGATTTTGAAACAAATACTTTTGAAGTAATATCCACACCTACTGTAAATACATTTACTATTACAATGGCAACCGTTGAAACTGGAACAGGAATGGCGGCCCAAGGTTCCGCTCATGAACTTCCTTATTATGTTGTAGGTCCGCTCGTTGCAACTTTAGGATATGGATGGGGATCTGGATTGTGGGGAGAATTAACTTGGGGAACAGAAAGAACAACTGCAAGTGCTATTATTGCTTCGGCCAACTGGTCTTTAGATAATTATGGAGAAAATTTAATAGCTACCATTAGAAATGGACAAACTTTTATTTGGTATCCAAACGGAGGAGCTGGATTAATTACTAGAGCTATAGTTCTTCCTAATAACCCAACTGCTTCTGTATTATCAATTGTATCTGATAGAGATAGACATTTATTACAACTTGGAACTGAAACAGTAATTGGAAACTCAGCTACTCAAGATTCAATGTTTATAAGATTTTCAGATCAAGAAGATATTGAAATATATGAACCTACTTCTACAAATACAGCAGGTACATTTAGATTAGATGATGGAACTACAATTGTTGGAGCCATTAGAGCAAAAGATTATATTTTAGTTTTAACAGATACTGCGGCTTATACTATACAATTTGTAGGAACACCTTATACATTCAGTATTAGGAAAGTAGGTTCTAATTGCGGACTTATTGGGCAGCATGCTCTATGTTTTACAAATGGTGCTGTGTGGTGGATGGGAAATACAGGAAGCTTTTTTAAATTTGATGGTACGGTAAGTATTGTTCCATCTTTAGTACAAGACTTTGTTTTTACAACTATAGGAGCAGATAATCTTGGTATTAATTTTACTCAAGGTTCTATAGTTTATGCTGGATTAAATTCTTTATATAGTGAAATAACTTGGTTTTATCCAACAGCGGATTCATCAGATATAAATAGATCTGTAACTTACAATTATAGTGAAAATATTTGGACAACAGGAACATTAGCTAGAACAGTTTGGGAAGATACTGGTGTATTTAAAAATCCACAGGCAACTAAATATTTAGCATCTTTAGTACCTACAGTTCCTATAATTAATGGAGTAACTCCAGGAGGTTCTTACCTTTTTAGACAAGAGGTAGGAAAAGACGAAATATTTAATTTAACTTCTGTTAATACAACTACAGTTGCAATTCCATCTTACATTAGATCTGGAGATTTTGATTTAGATGTAGACGGAGATGGACAATACTTCCTTGCTGTAAGAAGGTTTGTACCAGATTTTAAAAATTTAGTAGGTACAGTAGATGTGACTATATATTTAAAATACTATCCGGATGAAATAGATCTTGCTTCTGGAGAAACTTTTATAGGACCTTTTACTATAACTTCCACTACTAATAAAGTAGATACAAGAGCCAGAGCACGATTAGCTAGTATTGAAATAGAAAGTGATGCAATAAATGATAACTGGAGATATGGTATATTTAGAGTAGATGTACAACCAGATGGATTAAGCGGAGGTTCAGTATAATTATGGCAAAGATTAATTTATACATACCAGAACCCAGAGAGCCTTATACTGTTGATAACTTTAGACAGATTAATCAAGTGTTAGAAACTTTACAAAATCAATTAAATACTTCTTTTCAAGAAGAAATTAAACAAGAAATAGACAGAAATATTTGGTTTAGTATGAGATCAGGGAATGGTTGTTAATGAGTTGTTCTAATGTAAATTCAGGTTCAAGCAATCCAACTTATGTTTCATTTGCAGGTACTAATATAGATGCATTTGGAAGATTAAGAGTATCTCAACCATATACATTATTTGATTCACAAAATAGATACGCAATAGATAATCAATTTGATACATCTACTGCATCTAGTGGATCTACTACTTATTTACCAAATGAATCATCTGTTAGAATGAATGTAACAACTGCATCTGGTTCTGAAGTTGTTAGACAAACATTTAGATCTTTTCCTTATCAACCAGGTAAGGGTTTATTAGTTCTTGCAACTTTTGTAATGAATGAAGCTAAAACAAATTTAAGACAACGTGTTGGTTACTTTGGAACTCAAAATGGAGTCTTCTTTCAATTAAATAATACTACTAAATCATTTATATTAAGAACTTATATCGGTGGTTCCGTTGATGATACAACAAGAAAAGTAGATCAATCTTCTTGGAATGGAGATAAACTAGATGGAACAGGTGCAAGTGGTTTAACTTTAGATTTAACAAAGCCTCAAATTTTATGGATGGATTTTGAATGGTTAGGTGTTGGTAATGTTAGATGTGGATTTATTATTAATGGCCAATATATTGTATGTCATACTTATCAAAATGCAAACTTTTATGGAACTTCTGTTTATATGACAACTGCAATATTACCTGTAAGATATGAAATAACAAATACTGCGGCAACGGGATCAGTTTCTTATTTAAAACAAATTTGTTCATCGGTAGTGTCTGAAGGTGGTTATGAACAAACATCTATTGAACATGTTGCAACGATGACAAGTGCAACAGCTGGAAATTATTTAACAACAACTTATAAACCTTTAGTTTCTATTAGACTTGCATCAACTGCATTAGGTGCTGTTGTTATTCCTTACAACGTAAACTTTTTACCAACAACTACTGACAACTATCAAATAGCCTTATTTAAAAATGGTACATTAACAAGTGCTTCTTATTCAGCTGTTGTATCAGATGCAAATGTAGAATTTGATATTACAGCATCAGCTATAACTGGTGGTACCTTAGTATATAGTGAATTTTTAACTTCTAAATCTGGAAGATCTGCTTTATCTGGAGCTAATGCTTCTTTTAATTTTGATTTACAATTAGGTGCTTCTCTTGCAGGAGCTAGTGATGTTTACTCACTTTGTGCTAGAACAGTTAGTGCTACAGGTGGTGGAATTGGACTTTTAACTTTTTATGATTTAACACAATAATACAATGGCAAATTATTATAGAAACGCATTTTACGCTCCAACAACTACTAACACTGTCACGGTGTTTAGTTGTCCAGCTAATTCAAGAGCAGTTATTCAAAACATTCAAATTGCAAATACAGCGGGTTCTACTGTAACTCAGGTATATATTAACCAAGCTTCTACTAGTACTAATTTTAGAATAGCTTATGCAAGTATCACGGGTCCTACAACTTGTAATTTGGCAGAAGGTCCTATTATTCTACAAGAAAGCGACACCATAGGTATTGCATCTTCTAACATTTCGTATATAACTGGAACTCTTTCAATACTAGAAATGAATAGAGACGATCAAAACGGATAATGGCTAGAAAAGTAAGTAATGGTTCGGGATCTTTTATTAAAAGAACTAATAAAAAAAGACCAGGTAGACATTCAAAAAGACCAAATAAACGAGGTAGTAAAAAAGAATATCGTGGACAAGGAAGACGATAATAGTATATATTAAAATTTATGGCATACAAAACAACAATTATAGACGGAGTAGAAGTTCCAATTATTCCTGCTAAAGCAGAAGAAATTATTAAAAACAAAGTTACAGGACAAACTTATTCAACTATAGCTGAGTTTCATGCTGATGTTGCAAATCCTAATACTCCTACAAAAGCAGAAGATTTACAACAAGATTTAAAAATAACAGTTGCATCTTTACAGGTATTTGGTAAGACTAAGTAATGCAACCATTCGGCGGAACTGAGATTCAGTTAGAGTACCTTAAGAAACATGTATCTAGTGATTTATTAAATAAAATAAACCTTACAACATCTATTCCAGAAAAGACTCCAGTTGTAGTAGATAAGACTAATGTACTTTGGATTCAAAATAGTTATGACCAAGCCAATCTTCATCCTTGGTTTAAAAATTCATTTAATCATGGAAAGTATGATTGGTATGTATTTAATTCACATTGGTGTTTTGAGAAGTATAGATATTTTTTTAAAATACCGACAGAAAGATGTTTAGTTATTAAGAATGGTTTTGATAGCGACCTTATATTAAAACAAGAATTTAAACCAAAAGATAAAATAAGATTAGTTTATACATCAACTCCTTGGCGCGGTTTAGATGTTTTATTAGATGCTATGGAATTAGTTAAATCTGATAAAGTAGAACTAGATGTTTATTCAAGCACTCAAATATATGGAGACCAATTTAAAGAAGCTAATGATAAAGGCTTTATAAATTTATATGAAAAAGCTAAGTCATTAAAAAATGTTAATTACAAAGGTTTTTTACACCACAATGAATTAGTAAAAATATTACATACTTATGATGCATTTGTTTATCCTAATCATTGGGAAGAAACTTCTTGTATAGCTGCTATTGAAGCTTTAGCTTGTGGACTATTAGGGGTTGTTACTAACAACGGAGCTTTATATGAAACTTGTGCAGATTTTCCAATATATATTCCATATTTAACTGATAAAAAACAACTAGCGGATCAGTTCGCTTATGCTATAGATGCTTTACCTGAGATCGTAAAAAGTGTAGAAGACGATAAGATTAAATTTCAAATGAAATATTATAATCAGTTTTATCATTGGAATGTAATTAAACAATATTGGGAGAGATTTTTAAATGGCATCTAATTCACCTGTTCGTATATTTGTAGGTACACCAGTACATAGTGATGTATCAATCCATTTCTTCAAAGCATGTCTTGAATTTCAAAAAGAATGTTTTGTAAGAAAAATACCTATTATGTTTCAAGTAATGAAAAGTAGTTTAGTTACACAAGGAAGACAATTATGTGTAGCTGCTTTTTTACAATCAGATTGTACACATTTATTATTTATAGATTCAGATATTTCATTTAGTTATAAATCTATAGAACGTTTAATAGCTTATGATAAAGACATTACATTAATTCCATATCCAATTAAATCAATGGATTCTGAAAAAATGAAAGCAAGATTAAAAGATGGTAGTGAATTAGACCCAAAACTTTTAGGAAACCAATATACCTTATCATTAAAAGATCCTAAAAAAATAGATGTAGATAATGGATTTATAGAATTAGACAGAGGCCCATCAGGATGTATGTTAATTAAAAGAGCAACGTTTGATAAACTAATAAAAGAGTATCCAGAATTTACAATAGACCAACATACATTAATTGATGGTAAATTAGTTAAACGACCTCATATGTACAACTTCTTTGATACTTATTGGGATCCTAAAGATAAGACATATACTGGTGAAGATTTTTATTTCTGTAAACTAGCTAAACATGCCGGTATTAAAATGTACGGACTAATAGATGAATATATCTCACACCATGGTGAATTTACCTATACAGGAAGGCTTTTAGACGAGTTTAAAATGGCTGAAAATGTAGCCGAAGTTAAAGGTGAAACTATTAACAGTAATATAGAAGTTAGTAGTACTGAGGTTGCTTTAAAGCAATAAATTCGTTAAAATAGTTAATTAGTTAACTATTTATTAATATGGATCCATTAACAATTGCCCTAGCGATTTATGGGGGTTACCAAGGATATAGAAGCGCTAAAAGAGCTCACGCAAATACTTTAGGTACGTTATTTGCTACAGCTGCAGGTGCTTACGGTGGATACAATTTAGGATCAGGAATTGGAAATTTAGCAAATGCTGGAGCAGAGACTGCTGCGAACACAGCGCTAACTGCTGGAACAAATGCTGGGGCATCTGCTGCAGCTAATAGTGCAGGTATTGCAGCACTAGATACTTTTGGTTCTTCTACAGCAGCAGACATTGCTTCTAATCAAGCTGCATCAGCAGCAGCTAATCAAGTTCCACTTGGTGGCATAATGAATTACAATCCAGAATTAGCATCCATGGGTAGAGATGCAGTTGCTGGACAGTTTCAACAAATACAACCTATAACAGGTGGTACATCATTAACAGATCCTTATGCTGGAACTACTTTTTCAATGGATAGAAATAAATATTCTCCTTACGCAGTAAATGCGGGAACTTCAGGAGGAGCAGGAGAAGGTGAACCTTCTTTCATGAAAAAAGCAGGAGACATAGCTTATAATACTTTCTTTGATGACAAAGGTGGAGTTAAAGTAGGTAACGCAGCTTTAGTTGGAGTACCTGCAGCATTATATGCTTCCGGGGCTTTTGAAAGAGAACCTTACCAAAGAAATATGTTTACATATAATGTAAACTATCCGGATTTATACAGAAATAGAAAATTTTATACACAAGATCCTGAATCAGGGGAAGTAAAAGAATTACCACAACAAGATTATATACCAGAAGAAAAAGCAAGAGAAGGTATAACACCTGATCAACAATTTGGTCCATATAGAAGAGAAGTACTAACTTTAAGACAAGGTGGACTTGCTTCATTAGCTCATTTTAAAGATGGAGGAGTAACTTATTTACCTTCTAAAGCTTATGCTGATGAGACTGATGAAGACAGCTATATGAGAGCTAATGGTTATGTAGAAGATTCTACTGGATCTGGTAATAAAGATGAAGATACAATGTTAGCACAATTAGCTGATGGAGAATTTGTAACAAGAACAGATGGTGTATTAGGAGCAGGTATCTTAGCGGGTGCTAATCCTAGTGATCCAAAACAAATGAGAAAAATGGGAGCAGATTTCTTTTATGAACAACAAAAACGTTTTAAAAGAATATTTGATTTATTAGATGCAAGCAGAAAAGCTACAGCACATTGATAGTAATATATCGTTATTTCCGATAAATACTAAAAATGGTAAGAGTTCATTAGACTTAGTAGTTTTTCAACCTTACGAAGTATCTAGTGTTTGGATTCTTGTTAAGGATTTGATACAAAAAGCCTGTGATAGATCAGGTGCTTTTGCAGATGCAGAAGATGTTAAACGTTGGTTAGAAAAAGGAACCATGCAATTATGGGTTGCTTTTGATAATCAAGACAAAAAAATTAAATGTGTTACGGTTACTGAATTAAGACAGTATCCTAAATACAAAGTTTGTGATTGTAGAATTACTACAGGAACAGATTATAAAAGTTGGGTAGATTTTATGGACAATGTAGTTAACTGGGCAAGAGCAATGGGATGTAAAAAAATGGAAATATTTACAAGACCAGGTTGGGAAAAAATTCTTAAACGTAAAGGATTTGTAAAAACACACGTACAACTAGAGAAACCATTATGATTGATTTAAAAGAACTTACGCTAAAACAAAAAGTAGAAATATTTAAAAAACTTTATACAGAAATTTCTGGTAAAGGTATTAAAGGTGATACTGAACTTGCTCATATTAATGAATTTGAATCTAGAATTCTTAAAATGTATGGTGGATCCGGAACTATTAATGAAGAAACAGGTTTAACACAATATTTTGGTGGTGGTGGCGGAGGTGGACAACCTACTCCTGATACAACTACTCAATTTGTTAGAGAAGCTCCCGGTATTGAAGAACGTAAAATTGAATTAATGGATTTAGCACGTAGCGCTGCACAAACTCCATTGTATGGAAATGTACCAGATATGAGAGTTTCTGGTCTTTCAAGTTTAGAACAACGTGGGGTTGGCCAAGCAGGAACTACTGGAGTAGGACAAGGAACTACATCAGCAGGTATTGGTTCTATATTACAAGCACAACAAGGTCCAAATATTTCTCAATTTTATAATCCATATCAATCATATGTATTAGATGAAATTAACAGACAGTCTCAAATGACTCAAAATCAATTAGCTGGTCAATCTGTAAGTGCTGGTGCATTTGGTGGAGGAAGACAAGGCATTCAAGCTGCAGAACAAGAAAGAGCAAGACTTGCACAAATTGGACAATCTCAATATCAAGGTTTTAATACTGCATTAAATGCAGCTACTCAACAACAACAAATTGGATTACAGGCTGGACAACAATTAGGGCAACTTGGAATGCAACAACAAGGAATGGCACAATCTGATATTAATCAATTGATGGCTGCTGGTGGATTACAAAGACAATTAGCTCAACAAACTTTAGATGCTGAAAGGCAATCTGCTTTGCAAAAATCTACAGAACCTTTACAAAGATTAGAATTTTTATCAAACGTATATGCTGCAGGTCCTAAATCAACTTCAGGAATTACAGCAGCAACAGCTCCTTCAACGAGTCCTTTAGCTCAATCTTTAGGTAGTGGTTTAGGAGCGTATGCTACGTATCAAGCATTACAACCTAAGGCTACTGCATAATGGACAAAGTATTAACAAGAAAATTATTTAAAGATACTTACCTTAAAACGCTAGGTAAACAAATTTCTAATTTTAATAAAGGAGGACTAGCTTCTTTAAAAATTAATCATTTTAAAATAGGAGGAAATGTTACTGTTGAAGATTCTTATTCTGAAAATGATTCAGGTTTAAATTCATTACCTTCCCCTACTATATCTAGAGATACTAGAGACGTAAATGAAGGGCCTTTAGTAGAAAAATCTTCACCATCTACTAAATCTTCTCCAAGTTATGTTTCAAAAGAAGATTATACAAAAGATACTTTAGCTTTAGGTGTTGGGTCAGGACAAACAACAGGAGCAACTGTTACAAGAGAGCCTAATGTAATTACACCTCCAGTAACAAAAACTAGTCCATCTATTATTCCAGCTCCAACTAATCCAGTAAAAACAGCTATTAAAGAATCACCTGAATTAGGAAGTGTATATTCAGAAGGAGAAAGAAAAGCTATGTTACTTGCTCCAATAGCTTCTGCTTTATTAACTGGAACAAGAATGCCAGGACAATCTCAATTAGGAGCGGTTGGTTCTAATATAGGAGCAGCTTTACCTAAAGTTGCAGAAACATCATTGCAAATTAAAAAAATAGAAAATGAAAGATTATCTGAATTAGCTAAATTACAAAAAGCAGTAAATGAAAACGCCTATGAATACTTTCATACATTAACTGATGCAGAATTAGCTAATAAAGGATTACCTAAAGGAACTTTTGCTCAAGAAAAAATTAAAGTATTAGGTGATGGTAAAGTTGTTAGAACTAATGATATATCTATTAAAGAAAAACCTACAGCGGAAGAGATACAAAAACAAGCAGATAGAGACCAAGCTTTAGATCAATTAAAAGGTATTAGTGTAACGTTTAACAAATTAGGAAAACCTACAGGACCAATAGTTGGAACTTTTCAAAGTTATTGGAAGCAAACAGGATTGGGAGCAAAAGAATTTGCTGGATTTGAAACTGATGTAGAACTTTACAATAAAAACTTTATTAAAGCTACTAGGGGCGCACAAGTAGGACCAAAAGAAGTTGAAGAATTAGGACCTGTTCTTTTATCGGTAAAAGACAGTCCAGATGTTTTGGCTGCTAAAATAAAAGTCCATGATAAATATTTAGGTAGTTTAAATGAAAGAGTTAATAGCTATAAAGGTAATCTAAAAGAAAATAAATATTTACCAAATGAAGAATTTTCAAAAGACATTAATCAATTAAAAACAAATATATATGGAGCTGGATCGGCTGAAAAACTTCCTAGCGGAGTTATAAAAATAAGAGCTAACAATTTAGGGTAAATCATGGGTACAATAAATATTGGCGAATATACCTTTGATATATCGGGTGATAAACCAACAGAAGCAGAATCACAAATAATAAAAGAATATATTGGTAGAGAACAGCAATCTAAACAAGCACAAATGGAAAGGGCTACTCCAAGTCAAATCTTGGATATGGGAGATCAATATTCTAAATATGAAGAAGTTCCAACTAAAATAAGATTTGCAGTAAGTGCTGCACCTAATTTAGAATCTAAATTTGCAACATTAAAAAAATTTTATAGAGATGTTAAACAAGATGAATTTAATCCAGATAATTTTGTTGTAACAGATAATAGCGGTAAAAAATTTGTTTTAAATAAAACATCAACTACTAATTTAGGAGATGTAGTAGATTTATCTAGACCTATTGCTCAAATAGGTGGATCTATTGCCGGAGCTACTGCAGCTGGAGGAGCTAGCCTTGGAGTTGGTACATTAGTTGGCGCTGGATTAGGGCAAGCAGCTGGAACGGAAATAATTGAAAAATTAGGTAAATTAGCAGGAACAGAAATTGATAGAACTCCTGGAGAATATTTAACAGAAAGATTAGGTGATGTAGCAATTGGATCTATATCTCAAGCAATGGGGCCGCTTATTATAAAAGGTGCCCAACGATTAATAAGGGGACCGGCTCAATTAATAGAAAAAGAAACAGCTGAAGGTGGTGTTAAAACAATAACAAGTATGGAGCAAAGATTAGAAAATTATGCTAGCGCTGGAGTTTCTCCAAAATTAACACAAGTAACAGAAAATAGACTTACGGATGCTGTCGGAAACTTATTTAGTAAATTCCCAATAGCTGCGGGTATGCTACAAGAAACAGCTTTAAAACAACAAAATCAATTAGGTGCAACAATAACTAAGTTAAGTGGAAGATTAATTGGTAAAGCAGAAGGTGCAACTGGAGAAGAAGCGGGACTAGCATTACAAAAAGGTATATTAGGCACGCCAGATCCTAAGACGGGTCTTTATGGAGCGGATGGTTTTATTTCTAGATTTAGAGGAAATGCTGCCGCTAATTATTCAGATGTAGACAACTTACTTCCTAATAACGTTTTTATGAAACCTGAATTTACATATAGTTATTTAAAAAATGCAGTAGATAAAATAAATGACACTGCTGCTTTTAAAAAACTATTAGGTGATCCTAAAATAGAATCAATGTTAACAGCTTTACAAAAAAACATGGGTCAATTAGCAGAAACTGCTCCTGGACAATTTGAAAGTAGAGGAACTTTACCTTATGCACAATTTAAAGCATTAAGAACAGCTATAGGAGAAAAAATTGCAAACTATAATTTAAATGAACCTACAAGCAGATCTTTTTATAAAGGTTTATATAAATCTTTAGTAGATGATATTCAAATAGGTGCAAAACAAGTTAGCGATGATGCTTTTCAAACATTACAAAAAGCAGATAGGTATTATAATTCAAATATAGATTTGATTGATAATTTTTTAGAAAAACTTTCAAGTAAAGCAAATCCAGATGCTATAACTAGTTCAATATTGAAAAATGCAAAAAATGGTCCTACTGAAATAAGAGCTTTGCGTTCAGCATTAGATGATAAAGAATATGATGTTTTAGTATCTAATATAATTGATAATTTAGGTAAACAGACAACTACAGATGTTTTGTCAAAATCGGGTGATTTAATAACAACTTCTCAAAGAACTAACTATTTTAATACTAATACATTTTTAAATAATTGGAATAAACTTCCGGATACATCTAAACAATTATTATTTAACTCAAGTAAAACTTTAAAAGGTTTAAATAAAGAAATTGATAATATTGCATTGGTTGCAAATGATATTGAAAAAGCAAATCCATTTGGAGCAGGTCTACATGGAGAATCTTCAAGATATGCTGGACAAGGTTTATTAGTTGGGGCTGCCGGAGGAGCTGCCGCCGCTGCTTTTACAGGAGGAGTCACGGGAGGAACTTTAGGTCTTCTTGCTGCTATTCCAATTGTAGGTTGGGGCGGAGGACAAGCTGCTAAATTATTTTCTAACCCTGCTTTTTTAAAATGGTTATCTAATGGTGTGAAACTTGCCGGTAATAAAGGAATAAATGGTTATATTGAAAATCTTGGTAAGATAGGTGGTATTATGGCTAACTCAGATCCTGAATCAAGAACATTAATGAAAAGTACTTTGGGAGTTTTAGGAAGTGCTGCTGATAAAATATTTAATACAGAAAGAGAAAAAAGAAAATTAAACAAATCTCCTGTTAGTATGGCTCCTATTCCATCATCAGCTACACAACCACAAGTAAATATGTTTGCAGCTAATACACAGGCACAAACACCGTCTGGGCAACTAATGTCTCCTACTAATAACCTTACAAACATACCTCAAGAACAATTAAATAAATATAGTACATTATTTGGACCATTAGTATGAGAAGAATTGTAAAATCTAGATTAGATGAACATATGATAGACTTATATAATAGAGTAGACAATTTAAAAAAAGATATATCCATAATTAAAAACAATCATCTTAAGCATATGAGTTGTGCTATTTATAAGATTGAAAAGAAAGTAGACAAGATCCTTTGGTCCATGATTGGTGGTATGGGAGCCTTGATCCTTACTCTTATTGTTATAGCGTTTAAATTCACTAAATAATTATTGATTATTATCCTCAGTTAATCTAATAAGAGATATGAAACTTATTAGGCAAGATACTAGCTTCACTGTTACAGATTTTAAAAAAATAGATAAGTACCCTTATGTCCGTTATACAAGGGACGATGACCACGGCCCACGGACCTATCAAGTAGGAGAAAAGAAAGTTCCATCAGTTACAACCATACTAGCTAAAACTGCATCAAAAGAGAAACAAGCTGCATTAGATGCTTGGAGAGAGCGTGTTGGATATCAAGAAGCACAGGCTATAACCGCCAAAGCGGCCTCTAGGGGTACGGAGATGCACTATGTCTTGGAGAACTACATTAATGGCATAGGGTACCTTAATTTAAGCTCTGATGGGGCACAATCACGGCTCATGGCTCATAAGATTATAGATAACTTGGGTCCACTTAAAGAAGTCTATGGGAATGAAATAAATTTACAATACGAAGCCAGATGGGCAGGTTCAACTGACCTTGTTGGTAACTTTGATGGTAAAGAAACTATTATAGACTTTAAACAGTCTAATAAATTAAAAAGAGAAGATTGGATAGAAGATTACTTCTATCAAGTTGCTGCTTACTCTCTTGCTCATAAGAAGAACTATGGACCTATAGAACAAGGATTGATAGCAATTTGTACTAAGGATGGACAGTATCAAGAGTTTAAAATGGACAAAGATAAATTATCAGAATATGAGTCAAAGTGGTTTGACAGAGTTGAAAAATTTTATACAATGTCGGTTAATGAATGAAAATAAATTATTAGTTCATAAACATCTAATAGTCCGTGCAGAGGCTATCAGCCCTCCTATGGACGAGGAGTTTCTTAGGCGTTGGTTAGAAGAATTCATTTCAGAAATTGGAATGAAAGTAATGATGGGGCCATACGTCAAATATTCTAACATAGTAGGCAATAGGGGAATTACAGGAGCAGCAATTATTGAAACATCACATATCGTAATGCACGTTTGGGATGAGGTAAGTCCAGCATTAATGCAATTTGATGTTTATTCTTGTGGAGAATTTAATCAGGAAACTATTTGTAATAAAATAAAAAAAGATTTTGTTACAACAAAAATAGAATATAAATTTTTAGATAGAGAACACGATTTAACAGAGGTGTATAGTACTGGTTTTATTAAATCAGATAACTAAACATTTTAAAATTATATACACGTGAATAAAACTGCACTAGTCACATTAGTAGTTGGCGATAAATATAAATCAAATTGGGAAAAATTTTCTAAAAAATCATTTGAAGATTATGCTAAAAAACATAATTTTGATCTTGTTTTAATTGAAAGTGAAATTGATAGTAGCGCACAAGCAAAGAATAAAAGTTTAGCTTGGCAAAAATTATTAATAGGAACTATTCCTGAATTAAAAAAATATGAAACTTTAATTTGGATTGATGCCGATATTATTATAAATGTAGACTTTGCACTTAATATTCTTGATGGTGTTCCTAAAGATCGTGTTGGAGCAGTAAGATATCATTCGTTACTTTCACAACCTTTATTTTCAAAAATTTATGTTAATAGAAAAGAAAGAAGGTCATCAGAAGAATTTAAGTTAGAGATATTAGAGGCTCATAGATTAAAAGCAAGTACAAGTTGTCTTATTAATTCTGGTGTCTTAGTAATACCTCAAAATTTAGTTCATGTCTTGGAATCTACTTATTATAAATATGCTTCAGTAAATCATCCTCAACATCAAGAACAAGTATATTTAGCATATGAATTATATTCTAATAACCTTACCTATTTTATAGATGATAAATTTAATGCCGTATGGTATGAATATAAATGTGGTTTTTACCTTGAAAATTCTTCTAAAGAATTAAATAAAGAGTTAATAAAAAAAATATTAAACAAAGTTTATTTTTTTCATTTTGCAGGAAACCAAGAGGATATGCTTTTATTAGAACAATAATTAATTAAGCCACTTTTTAATTTCTTCACCCATAGTCTCAGCTGAGATTTTAATCTTACTTTTTAATGCTGATATAATATGACTATCAATTGTTTTATCTATAATTAAATCTATATAAGTTACATTTTTAGTTTGACCAATACGGTGTGCTCTATCTTCTGATTGTTCTCTAATTTCTAAATTATAATTATTAGAATAATAAACAACATAACTTGCTTCAGTTAAAGTTAATCCATATCCACCTGTACTTGGGTTACCAACAAAAAATCTTACCTTTTCATTATTTTGGAAATCTTCAACTGCTTTTTTTCTATTCTCTGTAGTTATTTCTCCATAGATAGCTACTACACTTTCTTCTCCATATAATTTAATTAAAGTTTTAACTATTGTTTTTATATTATGAATATAGTTAGCCCAAATAATAAATTTTCCATCTGACTCTTCTATGATGTTTAATAATTCATCTAACTTAGGATCATTTTCAAATGGAACTATTTGTTGATCATCTGTCTTTATATATCCATTACATACTTGGTGTAGCTTTAGTATCTCTGTAAGTTTATTTGCAAAGCTAACTTCTTTATCTTCAATAATGGCTCTAGCGTTTTTCTTTAAAGATTCATAAGCTTTTTTTTGTATTTCATTAAATTGAACGTATCTTTGTTGATAAACTTTTTCTGGTAAATCTAAACAATCTATTTTTCTAACTCTATAAGAAAACTTTTTAAGTTTTGCTTCTAGTTCATCTAAGTTTGTATAATATTGTGGAATAAGAATTACTCTATTGGGTCCCATATTAATTTGTTTCATTACTGCGTATCTTGCTCTAAATGCTACAAAAGAAGGATATCCTAATAAGTCCTTAGACAAGAACGCACATTGTTGATATAAGTCTAATGGTGATTTGGTCACTGGTGAGCCCGTTAATATTCTTTTATATTTAATAAGAGAAGATAGTTTACAAATATTTTTAGATCTTTGCGCAGTAGGTGTTTTAATAGTAGTACTTTCGTCAACTACTATCATAGTATGTTTACCTACATTAAGTACAAGTTTTGTTAAAAAATCAAATCCTTTTTTATGAGATAATGCTTCAACATTCATTAAAACATAATTTAATTTATCTGCTTGATAGTTTACTTCTTTGTCATCTTTCCAAACAAATAAAGTATAATCTTCTACTGGGGAGTGTACTTTAATTTCATTTATCCAGTTTTTATAAACGGAGTTAGGTGCAATAACTATTGCAACATTAATTTCTTTTTCTTGGTAAAGAAAAGCGACATTATCTATTGCAACTTTTGTCTTTCCTGTACCCATTTCCATGAAATATGCAAAATTTAATTCTTTTGCACCTTTAATAAGAGCATTACGTTGATGCTCGTAAGGTATTGTTTTATATGTATATTTTTTCTTATCCATGTTTCGTCATTCTATACTTTAAAAGTATTTAAACTTTTTTAATTTATTCATTTGACAATGTCAAACGAATAATCTAAACGCTTCGTCCAGGAGGTCTTATGGACTTAGAAGCAGAATCAACGCTACGCGTTGACACCGCAATGTCTTCGGATATTGCTAAATCTTGTAATAAGTTATTGGACGTTCAGAAACAAATATCGGCGACTGAAGAACAACTAAAAAAGTTACAAGAAGCTGAATCGTTACTTTCTGAGCAGACAATTCCAAACTTAATGCAACAGGCAGGCATATCATTGCTTAAACTTTCTGACGGATCATCAGTTGAAGTTAAGCCATTTTATTCTGCAAGAATTCCTTCAACTAAAACTGAAGAAGCATTTGATTGGCTTCGTCAAAATGGTTTTGGGGATTTAATTAAGAACAACGTAACATTAACTTTTGGTCGTAATGAAGATTCAGAAGCAAAGAATCTAGTTGAAGATTTACGAAAAAAAGGGCATAATGTGAACCAGACCGAAAAGGTAGAACCAATGACCTTGAAGGCATTTGTTAAAGAACAAATCCAACAAGGAAAGAACGTTCCTTCCGATATATTCGG